CAAAGATAAGTCCAGTAGGTCCTGTCATAGGTTGAACACCACAGATATCATAGGCTACCAAGTTTGGCATTGCTCTACGAACTAGAGATATAAGAATTGGATCCCAGTTAGCTGCAGTTGCAGTAACACCACCAGGTGCTCCAGCTACTGTACCAGTACCAGCTCCAAGAGCCTCATTCATGGCTCCTCTTTCTTCTTGTATCGCTCTTTCTTGGTTTTCAAGAATAACGGATGTTACAGCTCTCTTGTAGCTATCTTCGATCTTAGGAAGATCGGAGTGCTCGAGGACTGGTGCCCATTTTTCTTGTAAGTTTTCTGACATAAACATTTGTTTATCTCTCCCTATTTAAGTTTACTTGTCTAAAGAAGCAAACTTGGTTAAAGCCGCAGTATATTGTGCCATGCCTTCATTAACTGGTTGAGCTACATCGCCTGCTCCAGAAAAATCTGCATCTTCACTAACTACAGCGCTATCGTCTGAGACAGCTTCAACTTTTTCAATTCCGAAGTAGGATTCTTTCAATGTTGATACTTTCTCTACGAAATTCTCAACACTTTCGAAATCTACATCTTCTGATAAAGCTTTTAACTTCTCAACTTGTGTATCAGCTAAGTCACTAGTGGCTTCGCTAATAATTTTTTCTCTTTGAAGTTCTTCGATATCTTGTTGAGCTGTGATGTTGCTTGCAACTTCTTCGTTCAACTTATCTTCCATTTCGTCAAGTCTGTTTGCTAGTTCTTCAACTACATCAAACTTGTCTTCTGGTACTTCAACATAATGTTCTTCAAATAGTTTTTTCAAACCATTTATGAAATCTTCGGTGAGTTCGGACTTTAATCCTCTCTCAATTGCTAATTCATTGTCTTGAACCCAGCTTTCAGATACATAGTTCAAGTAAGAATCAACTTTTTCAGTTAAATCATCTTTGATTTCTTCAACTTTAGTTTCTAATTCTTCTTCTAACTGTGCTTCTTTTTCAACTGTAATTTCTTTTACTTTAGCTGAAACTGCTGCTTCAAATATTGTCTTAGCTTTAGATTTAAAATCTTCTGATAAATCTTCATCAGAAACAAGAGCGTCAATGTCGTCTGTCATGTCAATGTCGTAAGACTCTTTCTTGACTTCTTCATCTTCTTCTTCTTCTTCGTCATCATCTTTATCCATGTCGTCCATTTCTTTTGTTGTTTTAGCTTCTTCAACTGAATCTTCTTCAACAATTTCCATACTTTCCATGAAGTCAGCGACTTCTTCGACTGAACTATCTTTAAGATTTTCTACTACACTTCTAATAAGTGCGTTACGACTTAGTGACTCGCTTTTAGCTTCATCGCCATCTTCGTCTTCCATTTTGGACATCTCTTTCATCTTGTTCCAAGCTGCTTTGAGTTCGTCCATACCCATTTCCTTCATTTTAGAAACCATGGCTTTTAACATTTCAGATTTGGATTCCATGCCCATTTCAGAGATTGTATCTTCATCAGCTTCGATATCTTCGAAATTGACAGCCTTACCTTTCTCTACTTTTGTTTCGCCGTCTTTGAGTTCACCACCCTTTTCAGAAGCTTTGTCACCACCAGGTGCTTTTGCTTTCTTCGTAGCATCACCAGCTTTTTCAGCTGCTTTTGCATCGTGTTCAGGTGCCTTGTCGTCTGGCTTAACAGCGCCCGCATTAGCTTTAGGCAATGATGCCTCAGCTATTACTTCTTCTATTGTGTTTTCTAAATTTGACATTAGATCACTCCCTATTTTAAATATAAATTTAAACTGTTTAACTAGTATTTATATATTATAAATTTTTCAGAAAGTCATTAAATACATTTAATTTGACTTCTTGAAGTTTTTGTGTTCTTGCCCTTTGAATTGAATTTTTATATTCTTCAATTTTCTGTGCTTTGATCACACCGTTATCCCAAATCCATTCAACTCCTTCCATGACACCATCTACGAAAGCATCAGGAGCTGACGGATCAGCTACGATATCAGCAGCTGTTGCTAACTGAAAATCTGATTGTACCATTTGAACCCCACCTTTAGCATTAGATGCTTTAAGTGAACCCATACCCCTACTTGATACTCCTAGTCTAGCACCATCATTTAAGAGGTTCTTAACTATTTCTCCCATTGGGGTTGATAGAATTTTTGCTTTTCCAACGAAATTATTTCCGTCTTCTTTTAAACTTGTTATTAGATGAGATGTTCTCTCTAAATTGATTGTCGGTCCTTCAGGGTGTCCTAGTTCTCCATAGGCTCTATTTTGATCAACATACTCTTTGTTGTATCTTTTTACTTCTTTCTGCATTACCTCTTTAGGATATATACGACCATTTTTGTTTTTTACTTCTGTTTGAAGCATTACACCTTCAATGTAAGCGTGTTTTTTACCTGTCTTTGGATCTTCTTCAACGAGGTAATTTACTTCGTCTGACCATTGTTCTGATATTAATTTCATATTTACCTCTTACTTTGCTTTATAAGCTAAACTATCTTGTGCTGAATCAGTATCAAAGTCTAATTCTACATCTTGTGCTCGAGCTGTTTTGTCTTTTGTTTTTTTAGCAATATCCATTGCTACTTTATTCATTTCTATGTATTCACCTGCAACATCATAGTCACCCTGGTGACCAATAGAAACAATCGATCCATATTTGGGGTGTTTATAATACTTAGCTGTAGTCCCACCCCCAGCTCTTTTTGTTAAAGTTTTAGCTAGATTAAACATCTTTTTGGCTTCTTGATCATCTGAAAAAACAATATCCATCTGTGCTATTTCATCATCTCTTTTCAATTTCTTGAGTTCTTTCTCAAGTTGAGATGTTTCATTTAAATTTATGTAACCTTGTCCTGGTGTTGTCCAACTCATATTTACCTCTTTTTTCTCGTCAAAATGTTGTACTGTTGAAGGATCACCGTATGATGATTTACCTCTAGCTATTCTGTCAAAATCTCTTAGTTGTTTTTTAGTACCTGTCATTACTATTAATGAATCATCTTTACCATGATTGAATGTAACTTTTAATTTCATCATTCTACCACCCTGTTTGAATCTATCAATTTCAGGTTTCTGCATTTTTTTAACTCTATAAGTAATCATAGCTTCATGAAGTGAATCATCTTCTTTAATTATTGAGTCTTCTGCTCTTTCTCTAAACTCTCTCCAAAGACTTATACCTTCGTCAATGTCTTCACCCATAAGTTTAACAAACTGATCAGCTGACTTCTTAGCTGTAGCCATATCTTTAAATACACCTAGTTCTTCAAATTCTTTAGCTGACTTAGGTTTAACAAAGACACGAACTTTCTTTGATCCTTTTCTTTCAGCATGATAATGAACTTCTGTATTTTTAATCTTCGTAGCAGAGATATGATTTTTCTTCATATCTTGTTTGAAGTTAACTTCGTCTAATTGTTGTCTAAGTTCTACAAAAGTTTTCATTTTCTCAAGTCCTAGTCTGCGTTTGCCATTGGATTTCTTCTGAAATCGTATGATTTAATTTTTAATTTCTTTAAAGTATCTTCAATAGCTTTAATTACTTGTTTTTTTCTACTTGATGACATACCACCGATATATAATGATCCATAAGGTCCAAACATTCCACCTGGTTCACCATATTCGGGTTTCAATCCTGACATTCTTTTAGATACTTTCTCAAATTCTTTTTTGAATTTTGGCCAGTCTTTTTTTTCTATGTCCATCAACTCAACATCATTAGATTCACTAAGAGGTTGAGGTTTAAAAAAACCGTCTCCGGGTGAAGTCCAAGATTTCATTACTTATTTCCCCCATGTTTCTTCTTGAGATGGTTGAAGTAATCGCGATCACCAGAATCAGCATGTTGACTACCTAATTCAGCATGTGTACTTTTTTTATTTGAATGTTTAGACATACTTTTCGCCCTTTCTGTATGCTTTTTAGCTGCCTGACTATGTTTTTTATAAGCTTCATGATCACCTTTCTTAGCTGCATTCTTAGCTAATTCATGTGCTCTCTTAGCATCGTCATGATGTCCTGAGGCTGCTTTATGACTATCTGATGCATCCCAATGATGATCAGATGCTTTACGACTTGCTGCAGCATTTTTACCTTTTCTTTCAGGTGTTGTGAAACCATTCTTTGTTTTCCGTTTTTCGCCATGACCGTGATCATGCATTGCATGACCGGCTGTATTATGAGCTTGATGATGATCGTCATGATGATCTTTACTTTTACCGTGGTGATCACTTTGATCAGCATGATGCTTAGCTAATTCACCGGCTCTCTTTTTAAAATCTCTTTTGTCTTTAAAATTTTTGATTTTACCTTTGATTTTACCAAGTAATTCAACAAGTTGTTCTTCATCTTGTTCTAAAAGTTTATCGAAATAGGACATAACCTGTTGTTCAGATATAGCCTCTATTTGTTCATCAAGGCCTTTAAATCCTTGACCAGGTTGTGTCCAATGTGACATTTTTACTCCTCTGTTTGTGGGTTGTTGTTCATCCAATCGAGTTGCATTTCAACTCTTTTCAAATCAATAGCGTCTAGTTGTTTATCTTGCATTACACTTTTAAAGTTTTCACCAGCTTCAACATTATTACCGTCTACTATCTGATCTACAAGTGTTCTAGTTTTATCTACCATTTTCATAATCTCCTAAATTAAAATTCTTCATCTTCATATTCGTCTTCTTCTTCACCACCACCCATCGCTTCTATCTCTTTATTGATATCAGCAATTTCGGCTTCTGATTGTCTAAGAACATTCTTTCTTATCCATTGTTCAGAATAGTATTTACCAACGAATTGATCTAACTGTTCTAGAGTATTGACTCTTTCTCTCAATATCTCTGCTTCTTTGAGTTCTACGAAATGACCATCTTTTTGAAAGTCATAACTTATATACTCTTTTGATTTCTTCCAATCTTCTTCTGTTACTACATTTTTAAGTATCAGATGAGTCTTTAAAATATCATCAAATAACCTAGCAAATTTAACTCTAAGTCTATCAATGAATCGTGAAAACTTCACTTCATCTCTTGATATCTCTGTCGCTCTACCAATAGCGAACGCAGTTTCTGTCTCTAATCTAGAAATTGGTACATTAAGAGACTTGTACAATTTCTTTTGAAAATATAAAATATCTTCAATCTCACCTAGATTTTGTCCACCTGGTAGTGTACTAATCTCGGTTCCTCGGCCACCTTCTCTACGAGGTAACCAAAAATCTTCAAGCATGTTCATGTGCTTTCTATCGTCTTTAACTTCACCTGTGTCAGCGTTATACACTAACTTATTACGATAACTAGTCTGTACTTCTTTTAAGTATTGTTCAGCTCTAGCTTTCGGTAAGTTACCGACATCAATGTAGAAGATTCTTCTTTCAGGAGCTCTTGATATTCTGTAAATAACAAGTGCATCTTCTAACATTCTTAGTTGGTTTACAGACTTCATAGCCTTATGTAAATAACCAACTACAACTTTCTGATTGTAATCTAATAACCCAGAAGTTATATGAGTTATAGCATCACTATTAATTTTTACTGTTTGACCTGTGTTATTACCACTCTTGTCAAATCCCTGGTCATTAAAGATGTAATACTCATCAGTTTTTTTAACTACTTCTACACCAGTCTTTTCGTCTTTCTTTTTATCTACCTCACGAATCTTACGAATCTTTTGAGGATCAATAGGTCTTAAACCTTGAATACCTACTTTAGTATTCTTAGTATCTACCATCTTATGATAATAGAGTCTACCATCGACATACCATTTTCTATATATGTCGTGTGAGAG